AAATGGGTTTCTTTACCTCACCTGATGGTGATGGTTATGTTGGTGATGGTGAATATGAAGATACATTTAATCCAACAATGAATGCTCAAGCTGGTGTATTTGAACAATTACCTGCTGGAATGGACTTTAAAGCATTTGATCCAACGCATCCTAATTCAGCATTTGAATCATTTACAACTAGTGTTTTAAGAAGTATTGCATCAGGTTTAAACATTTCTTATCACTCGCTATCAAATGACCTTACATCAGTCAACTATTCAAGTATCAGGCAAGGTGCCCTTGAGGACAGAAGCATGTATCAAATATATCAACAATTTGTAATTGAGCATTTTGTAAATCCAGTATTTCAATCATGGTTAGAAATGTCTATATCAACAGGATATATCAATCTACCAATGGGTAAATATGAAAAATTTGCTAGGTCAATTAATTACATACCTAGAAGTTTTGCTTGGATTGACCCTTTAAAAGAAATGCAAGCTAATGTAATTGGTTTACAAAATGGAACACTTACTTATTCTGATATTTCTGCTTCTTATGGAAGAGATACAGAAGAATTATTTGAACAGCATCAAAAAGAAATAGAACTAGCCAAACAATATGATATTGAACTAGCCTATCAACCATTTGGTCAGAAACTACCTGTAGAAGCAAAGATACAGGGTGGAGATGAAGAAGAAGATGCCTAGACCTAATGATGGTATGAAATCTGAAGCTCAAAAAGGCTTAGACTGGCGTGAAGAATTTGGTCGTGGTGGTACTAGAGTTGGAGCTGTAAGAGCAAGACAAATAGTAGCTGGTGAAAACCTATCTGATGATACTGTAAAAAGAATGTATAGCTTCTTTTCAAGACATGAAGTAGATAAGCAAGCTGAAGGATTTAGTGCTGGTGAAGAGGGTTATCCTTCTAATGGAAGAATAGCTTGGGCATTATGGGGTGGAGATGCTGGATTTAGCTGGTCAAAAAGATTGGTAGAACAAATGAAAAAAGAAGATGAAAGACAAACAAGTTTTGATTCGCAAGAATCAGAAAAACATCCTTTATTAACAAATGAAGAGGAGAAATCTATGAATAAAGAAGATAGACATATCCTTAATGTGAGTGAAACTGATGATAAAGTTATCGTTGAATTTGCAAAGCATGAGGATGTAGAACATGAAGGTGAAGAAGTAGAAATGACTGACGAAGTTTCTATGTCTGAATCAGATGAGGAAAGAAAAGTAATTGATATGCCTATGAAATATAGAACTATTGATTTATTTAGAGATTCTCATATTGATGAAGAAAAGAGAATGGTTCGTGTAGGTGTTTCTTCTGAAGAACCTGTTGAAAGAAGTTTTGGCATGGAAGTGCTAGGACATTCTGCTGGAGATATAAACATGGAGTTTATAAATTCAGGAAGAGCACCATTATTGCTTGACCATGATATGACTAAGCAAATTGGTGTGATTGAAGAATTCAAATTAGATGAGACAGCAAAGAGGACAACTGCTGTAGTTAGATTTGGAAAATCTGCTTTAGCTCGTGAAGTATTTGAAGACGTAAAAGATGGTATTCGTATGAATATATCTGTTGGATATCGAATCGATAAATTAGAACGCTACGAACACAAAGATGAGACTTACTACAAAGCTCAATGGACTCCTATGGAAGTTTCTTCTGTATCTGTTCCTGCTGACCAGTCAAGACTTGTTGGAGTTGGTCGTAGTAAAGATAAACAAAATAATAACATTGAGGTAAAACTAATGGAAAACGAAAAGAAACAAGATATTAATCTTGACGAAGTTAGAGCTCAAACTGTTGAAGACGCTAAAGCTGAATTCAAAAGAAATTCAAAAGAAATTATTGATTTAGCTGTTAAACACAACAAAAGAGATTTAGCTGACAAAGCAATTAGTGATGGTATCTCTGTTGCAGAATTTAGAGGAATTTTATTAGAAAACATTTCTAACAATACTCCTTTAGAAACTCCTTCAGAAATTGGCATGACTAAAGAAGAAGTTAGAGAGTTCAGTCTAGTAAAAGCTATTAGAGCTATGGCTAACCCATCTGACAGAAAAGCACAAGAAGAAGCAGCATTTGAATTTGAATGTTCTGCTGAAGCTGCAAGACAGTATGGTAAAGATGCTCAAGGTATCATGTTACCTGCTGAAGTTCTAAGAAATTGGAATCAAAGAGATATTAATTCATCTGATGATTCAACTCTAATCGCTGAAGATTATAGAGGTGGAGATTTTATTGATGTATTAAGAAACTCATCTTCAGTAATGCAAGCTGGTGCAACTATGCTTAGAGGATTACAAGGAAATGTTGTAATACCTAAGAAAACTGCTGCTTCAAGCGGTGGTTGGATAGCAACTGAAGGAGCTGCTGCTGCTGAAAGTGAATTCACTTCAGGCTCAGTAACTATGTCTCCTAAAGTAATTGGTGCTTTCACTGATGCTACTAGACTATTACTACAACAATCATCATTAGATGTTGAGAACTTAATCAGAGATGACCTAACACAATCTATAGCTACTGCTATTGATTTAGGTGCTTTAGCTGGTTCAGGTACAAGTGGTCAGCCTACAGGTATTTCTAATACTTCAGGTATTAACACTACTACTTTTGCTGCTGCTAACCCAACTTGGGCTGAGATTGTAGCTATGGAAAGTGCTGTTGCTAATGACAATGCTTTAAATGGTTCTTTAGGTTACATCTGTAGACCTGCTGACTTTGGTACTTTAAAAACAACTGAAAAAGCAACTAATACTGCTCAATTTGTTGTTTCTCCTGATAACACTATGAATGGTTATAACGTAATCAGAAGTAATCAAGTAACAAGTGGTGATTTCTACTTTGGAAACTTTGCAGACTTATTAATTGGTATGTATGGTGGATTAGATATTACTGTTGACCCTTATGCATTATCAACTTCAGGTGGAGTAAGAATTGTTGCTCTACAAACTGTTGATGTTGCTGTAAGACACGCAGTATCTTTCTGTAAATCAAGCGACTAATTAACTGATGCTTAAATGGAATGGGGGTAGCAATACCCCCAACTTAAATATGAAAAAATACAAAATCTTAACAGATACAATGGCTGGTGGTTCTAAAGTTCATGCTGGCGATATAGTTGAATTACCTGAACATGAAGGTCATGCTTTATGTGGATATGGTAAAGCTGAAGTTCATGTAGGTAAGCCTAAAGCTGAAAAACAAGATAGAAGCGTAGGTTTAGAAACTTCAAAAGTAAAAGCTCCTAAGACTAGAGCTAAAAAATAAATCATGCCTTTAGAGAGTGCATTAGATTTTAACGCCTATGTTGACACAACAACAGGTCATGGTGTTACTGCCACTTTCTTCGAAGTCCAATCCTCATTATGGGATTCAAGACAGGGATTAATTGATACTTGGTTTGATATTGATTCAGGCGATGCTTATAGTATTAATATTATTATTGACCAAGAATATTTCAATATAGAAGGTGGCACTGTTCCTGTTGCTGGCTATCAGCCAAGAGCAATAGTTAAAGCATCTGATGTACCCTATATATCACAACAAGATAAATTAAGGGTTGATGCAATTACAACTGATAAAGGCAATGTTTTAAAACCAACAACAACATTTGTTGTCAAAACAGTTGAGCCTGATAATACAGGTTTAGTTTCTTTGGTGCTTGAGGAAGAATAATGTCTCAATTTAGATTAGAAACTGAATTAGATATGGCTGGATATTTAGATATTAATTTTGGTCATGGGGTTTCTGCTGTTTATACAAACAATGGTACTTCTACAACAATTAATGTGATTCTAAATAATGAATATGTAGAACAAGAAGAAGGTATTGGTGTAGAAGCATTAAAACCAATAGCCTATTGCAGAACTATAGATGTTCCAAATATTGCATTTGGAAATAGATTAGATATATCTGCAATTAAAGATACAAATGGTAATATACTCAAAGCAGCACAAAACTATACTGTTGTTAATATACAAGCAGATAGAACAGGTTTTAGTGCATTAATGTTAGAGGAAATATAATGGCAAATCATGTAAGACAACAAATAAGAGAAAAGTTTGGTACTACTTTAACTGGTCTAACTACAACTGGTTCAAGAGTCTATGAGTCAAGGGTTTATCCATTAGAAACAGTACCAGCATTAGTTATCTA